CGCCACGTACAGTAGATATAGTAAATTGTGTACTGTTAGCAATACTAGTAACAAAATACGTAGTATCTTCAAACCTTACACCGCCAAATATTTCAGCACCGGTAGAATCGCGTTGGAATATTAATCTATCGTTAACGTTGAGATCGGCTGTACCTGAACTAGTAGTTAACAAGTTAGTATCTAGTACAAAATTATTGCTCTGCGCTGCCGCTGAACCAGCTGTGGCTAATACTACATTTCGACTATTTCCATATGCAGCCGCAAACCAGTTGCCTGTAGTGGTCAATGCTGGACCTTCTATCCATGTAACACCGTTAGTAGAATATGCAGTTCTGGTGCTGTTATAAGCAAATGCTGTAAATGCGCCGCCGCCATAAATTACTTTGTTCCAACGTGCTGCTACGCCTGGCATAGTTGCCGCTAGCCATGTTGTACCATTGGTACTGTATGCTGCTGCGGTACTAGCAGTTGCGGTATTGCCGGATACTGCAACAAATCTACTATCACCATATGCTACTGAACTCCAAAGTTGCGCACTTGGGAAGCCCGTTGCGTTAGCAGTCCAAGTAATACCGTCTAGTGAGAATGCACTTACTTGGCTTGCTGAAGTTAGTCCTGATGTGATTACAAAGCGATTAACACCGCTGATTGAACCGTTCGCTATGCTGGTATACTCACTAGCAGCAGCAGAGATTGTACCGTTAGTCCATGTAACACCGTCTGTACTGTATGCAGTTCTGTTAGCACTGGCACTGATTGCTACAAATCTAGTTCCGTTGTTGGCTATATCACTCCACTGAGATGCTGATCCCGGAATAGCATTAACTGTTCCTGCCCATGTAACGCCATCTGATGATGTACTTACATGACGAGTGTTAGTTAGAATTGCAACATATGTTGTACCGTTATAGGATAGTGCAGTGTATTCATACTGTCCACTTACTACTCCAAGTGTTACTGGAGACCAGCTTTCGCCAGTTGTACTTGATGCTGCAACTGCGGCCCCAACTGCACCGTTATCATGGCCGATCGCTACAAATTTTGTACCAGTCCAGATAACATCGGTCCAATATGAAGATGTTGGCAATGTTCTTGCTACATATCCCGCATTGGTGTCTTTAGCTGTTACTGTGATATCAATTGGTTGATAAATGCTGCTTCTAGAAGTCCAAGTTACGCCGTCTGGTGAAGTAGCTGAAAATTCACCGTATGACATTGCGTTAAATACGCCTTGTCCGTAATCAACTGTAGACCATTCAGCAGTGGTTGGCATATTGCTTCTGGTAAATGTTATACCATCAAGGCTATATGCTGCCATTGCCGAACTATCGGAAATTGCAACAAATCGGTTGTTACCATATGCAATATCTACCCAGTTAGATTCTGTAGAATCGTTGTTAGATGGTAATGTTCCCACAGTCCATACACTGCCATTAACAGAGTATGCAAAGCTGTTTGAGAAGTTGCCTTCAACTAGAACAAACTTTCCGCCACCGTAGGCAATTGCTTTTGCACCTGTAGCAACAGTATTGAACGTCCATGTTGTACCACCGTTGGTGCTAACAGCTCTAAATGCTAAACTAGAATCACTTTCAGCAATAGCAACAAATGTGCCATTACCATAAGCGATATCACACCAATCAACGGTATCTCCCATGTTGGCCAAATTCCAGTTTAATCCGTTTGTAGACCATGCTGCCTGTGATGATTCTCTGGCTACTGCTACAAAATATCCGACATTTGAAACAACACCGTAAGCAATTGCCGACCACCGAGTAGCTGATCCAGGTAGTGTAATGTCGGTCCAGTCAATTCCGTTGGACGAAACTGCTCCTGTTAGTGAGTCGCTTGCTACTGCTACAAATCTTGGAGTAACTGCATTTCCAACATGAGTAAATGTTACAATACCGCCACTTGGACTTGTTACTGAAGAAATTGTAATTATCAAATCATTAGCAGGACTTGTTCCGCCTAGACTTGTACCTGCTATAGTTAATGTTTGACCTGCTGCATACAATGTGCCGCCCGCATACAATTCAACGGTATACACACCATCTATTCTGGATACATCAAACGATGCAAATGATCCTGTTCCGCCAGTTGCGCTAACCTGTGCATAAGAACCACGACCGTTGCCCCAAACAACATCTGACCAGGCTCTTGATGCTGGCATATTTGCCTTGGCTTGAGTATAATTAGGTGCTGTAAATGTAATTCTAGGAGTAATCGAGTAAGTTGTAGTTACGTCAGGAGCAACAATAGTTGTTCCTGCTACTACATGATCCCAACCAGCTGTTCCTGTTGACTCTCTAAAAACTGTGGCAATTTTACTTGCAGAGTTATATGTTGCAATATATCCGTATTGTCCTGCTCCAAGGCCTGCTGTTAAGTATATGCTCATCCCAACGTATACATCGCTTCCTTGAATATCAGAAGCTGCAAGTGTTATGGAAGTTGTGCTACCTGCCTGGCCTTGATTGCCGGCAGTGATATATCCAACTCCACCTGTTCCGCTGCTATCGCCTGGATCAGTTAGTCGAACATTAAATACGCCGCCGTCTCTAGTTTCGTCACCTAGTGTGCTAACTCCAGATCCTGCACCTGCAATATTAAATGTTGCTGAGGTATATGTAGAACCAGCATTGCCAAATTCTAACAATAGTACTCTAGTACCGTCTGTGATAACATCCACAATATCTGCTTCTGTATTTCTATTATTAATTTGACCAGTTATTGGGGTTTCAGTAACGTCAACACCTTCAGCAATAGCACCGTATGTACCATAACTGTTGTTACCGTTAGTAGCACGAATCTTACCGCCATTCTCAGCTAGATAACCAATGTAGTTATAGTATGAGAACACAGAAACAAGTTCTGCACGACCCAAGTTAGTAATCCATGCACCAATACCGTCACTCAATACTTGTGTAAAGTCGTTGGAAACAATAGAGTCGTTGCCGCCGCTGTGTAAGCTACCGTCAATTTTTTGTCCGACACAACCAATACCAAATGTTGTTACGTTTTGCACATATGTAGATCTTGTTGTAACCCATGTACGATTGTCATTAGGTCCCCAACCTGGATCTAACGATACATACGCACCTGCACGTGGTCGCTGTGTTCCAAATTCGTTGGCTGGTAATAATGCAGACTGTTGTGCTGTTAAGTTACCGTCACTGGATCCATCTAGGCCTGTCAATGTCATGTTACGAGCACCGCAACCGTTTCTAACCAAGAACATATTTTCTAATTTAGAACCAGTTAATGCATTTCTGTAATACTTAGCAGCATATGTAGATGCGTAGTTGCCAACATATATCATGTCACGTACAATTGCATCAATTGTTTCTCTAACATCGCGTTGGCATTTTGCAGAATCGTAACTGTAAATCACAGTCATTGTTCCTGAAGCAGTAGTTAGATTTTTTACTGCTCCGCCAAGCGTATCAGCTATAGTAAATTCTGTACCGCTAATTACCTGTTTAACAAAGTAGTCAGTACCGGTCGCAACACCACCAAATGTTGTACCAACAAATCTAATCTTGTCGCCAGCAACCATCCACGATGTACTTGAAGTTGTAAATTGATCAGTAGTTGTTGTAGCTGCCGTAACTGTTGAGTTATTAGTTAAATCGGTGTAAGCAGTTGATTCTGCAACTAAAAATTCTTTATTAAGTTCAAGAATCCTTGCACCGTTAATTAGATTTAAATTAATGTCAGGTGTGTTTGTTCCAATTATTAGTGGAGAAGTACCAGTGTTAACATATGCAATCAAGTCAGTCCAGATTAGATCAACAAGTGCTTGAGCACCGCTGGCTGCAATGAACGACGCTTTCTTAGATATAAAATCTAAAATAGTCTGTGTTGCTGCTAATTGGTCAGCTACAACTAATTGTGCAGAACTGGTGCCTCTTCTGTATGCTAGGCCTGCTTTAACAGAAGCAAAGTTGCTGTTAAATGCTAGGTCGTAACCTAATGCGTCAACAATATATCCAACGTCTCTACTACAAGTAGTATAATTAAAACTCAATACTGGGAATTCACGCTTAATATATTCTACAGCATCACTTTGAATTGTTGATCTAGCAGATACTAATCTTGTTCTAGCAGTTTGTAATTCGGTAGATACCCAAGATAAACTTGGAGCAATCAATGCTGGTAATGTGCCATTGTTAGTTAGCGTGTCAATAACATCCTGCATTCTAGCAGATCCAAAAGTTGCAGATCCTGCAGATCCAGGTGTACCAGCTGTATTCTGAGTTGTTGTGTTGCTAGGAGTGCGAGTAATTGCAGTCTCTAAAATAACAGAGTTCACAATAGTCTTCATGTGTGTATACGCTGCAAGCGTAACAGCACCTTCGCCTACTCCATATGTTCCTACTCCGTATGAGAAATATGCATCAGCAGCTACTCTAGTCTGATAGTTTCCACCATATGTTAAATCATATTTCAATGCATCAATAATGTGTCCAACGTCTCTTTCGCATGTTGCAGAGTTATAATCAAACTGTACAATGGTAGAGAATGAAGCAGTTGTTAGTGGAACAGCATCAATTGTATTACGTGTTGCACCTACAGTGAATTTAGTTCCGCTGATAATACTTTGAACGTAGTATGTAACCCCTGCTAAAACACCGCCGTTGCTGGCCGCAAATCTAATAGGCATGTTAACTGCCATCCAGCTTGTGGATGAAGTGGTCATTGAGTTATCAACTGCACTTGAAGCCGTAACTGTCTTGCTGTAGTTGTCAAAGATCCAACCGGTAATTTCAGCTTTAATAAACGCGGTGTTAGCAGTTAATTGTGCTCTAGCATCGCCGTAGCCAATTAGATAAGAAACATTATATCCTGTAGGGTCTGGAGTGCTGAATGCATCAGCTGCTGCTTCACCGTTCGTTAGGATATCTTTAATTTCAGCTGTCAACGCTGTTACTCTAGAAACTGCTGTAGTGCTTCCAGCGTCACCTTCGTTCTGGCTAGTTCTATTCTGAGTTTCTGTGTTTCCTGAGCTCGGAGTTACTGCTGCGTTGATCACAATATTTTGTGATACTGTTTTTAATCGCTGATAAGCAGCTACTGATTTAGCTTTGTCATTGTCTGCAATAATTTTTGCAGCTGGAGAAATACGTGAACCACGTAATTCGTCACCAACAACTGCTGTAAGAGAAGGTACAATGATAGGCAATACTTCGTAGTACTGACCTGTTTTAACATTCAGTGTGTACGTTGGCGAATCTAACGTTGGTAAACCAGTTAAATTGCCTGCTGTAATTGCACTGGTTACAATACTTGCTAGCGTTGTAGCAGTTTCAAATGTTCCCGTTTCAGCTGTGTAGGCGATAGAAGTAATTTGAAGAATTCTGTTCGCCAGTATAATGCCATTAGCACCTTGATAGTTTACAGAAGGTGCTGTTTGTGCTAGAACACTACCTATTAAACTTACACCGTAGTTAATGGACGCTACAGTTTCGTCTTCTTGACCAGTAACATAAGATATTCCCAATGCTGTAAAGTATCTTTGCGCTGCTTCAATTGCTCTACTGTTACCAGTGTGTGTTAAGTCATATGCAATAGCATCAACAAGTAGACCCATATCGCGCTGACATGTCTCTTTATTATAGGTGAAAGAAGTTGTAAATGGTGCTATATTATTGGCTATTTGATAATCAGTCCATTCGACAATTTCTTTCTGAATGAACGTTCTGTTTTGTGCCAGTAACCAACCAGCATCTTGATTTTGATAACCTTTTTCAATTTGATCACAAGCATATCTAACACTTGCCCATGGTTGATCAATTGTTAATCCGTAAGTTGGTGCTGGGCTGTTAACACCGTGAGGTGCTACATAGAACACTTTAGCAACACGGCCCCAATATTCCCATGCAGGTAAATTATCAGCACTAACTGTAAGAACCTGTCCAGTATCGCCAATTGGCAATCTTGTAGGGCCTGCTCCACCGTAAATAACCAAGTCACCCGGTGTAGTTAATACGCTTTCTTCGTTTCCTGCAGCAAGTAAATTCCAGTAAATTCCGCCAATATCGTTATCTGGTCTATCAGCTCCTGTTGAAGAAGTATGAGCTTGTATAACAATATAACTGTTTGGGCCATATTTTGCAGCGTCGCCAAGTTTATATGCTCTAGCACTAACCCAATTGCCTCTCCACTGAATACCTTGATTCAATAGTGACCAAAATGTTGCATTTGGAGGAGATTGATTTGTGTTATTTGCAACAGCTACATAAGTATAACCGTTTAATCTAACAACTTCACCAATTTTAAATGCGGTACTTGAATTCCAATCACCAAAGAATTTAAATCCTTCAGTGAATAAATCATAATTTGTACTGTCTAACGAAGGAGCACTGCTAGAAAGGTGAGTAGTTTTAGCAATGTACGAGTTACCGCCGTATTTGACAATGTCGCCGTGTTGATAAACTGTAGCAGTTACCCAATCATTCTCATACTCGATACCTTCCACGAACTGCGACCAGTTTGTCTGGTCAGTTACAAAGCTAGTAGTCTGTGTATGAGCCGTAGTACAAATCCATGTACCCGATCCATATTTAACAACGTCGTTGATTTTGTATCTTACTGCTCCGGCAGTAGTCCATGTGCCTTTATATTCAAACCCTTGATTGTAGTAATCCCATTTGGCTTGATCAGCTTCGAGTCCTAGTGCTGTTGTTAATGCCGAAGTATGGTGTAGATTACAAACATATGTTGTACCACCGTACTTGACAATATCACCAACTTTAAATCTTGTGTTCGTAGTCCAATTGCCTTTCCAATCAACGCCAACAGAGAACTCATCCCATTTAGCTTGGTCGGCTTCAAGTCCTAGTGTTGTTGTTAGTGCTGAAGTATGAGCTTGTGTACATAGATAAACGTGGCCGCCATATTTAACTAGGTCGTTTATTTTGTAAGTTGTGTTAGTACCCCAGTTAGCTGTCCAGTTGAAAGACTCTGCCAACAGTTCCCATTTAGCTTGATCGGCTTCTAGTGTTAGTCCTGAAGTATGACCAGTGATAGCAATATATAAAAGGCCACCATATTTTACTATGTCGTTGACTTTATAAGTAAAGCCATCGTCCCAGTCACCTTTCCAATCCTGTCCATCTGAGAACTGATTCCACTTGCTTGGAATGTTATTTAGATCGGTATAAAAATTTGCCGCTGCGGAGTGTCCTACTACGCATAGGAAAGTTTTTCCGCCGTATGAAACAACGTCATCTTTATAATATGTGGTTGAAGTGATCCAGTCACTTTTCCATACAAACCTGATTCTACCTAATTTAAATTCGGCCATTTTTACTCCATCCTTACAGTATATTTATTCATTTGTTAATTCACACTCCGCTTGACAAGAACATTGAATGGGTTAACCAATCACCGTCTATGCCGCCTTTAAAGTTTACTTTTGCTGTAAAAATTGTTTCTTCACCAGTTACGTTTTCAATTGTATCTGGACCAATTTTAGTTACACCTGCAGTAAGAGATCCTGTAATAGCATCTGCTCCACCACCTGAAACTCTTCTAGTTATATACGCCTTAATAGCTGCTTGTGTTGATATAATATTGTTTGAGTCAGCTACCATTAATGAATCTGTTGAAAATTCTCTAATAACAACTCCTGACCCGCCAACAGTAACTCCGCCTAACGTTAGTTCTTCTAGACCTTGTAGTTCAAAGAACTGTGCATTTAGTGTAACTGTTCCTGTGCTCTGTTCTACAGCAAATAACTCACCTACTCGGAAGTTACCGTCCTGGTCAGTTGATGTGTAGAACACACGACCACCTTCTTTTTCTTGAACTTCTTGCTCTGGTGATACAATAGTTCCTATTGGATTTAGTACATCCGGATAATTAGTTTGTTCAAAATTACCTAGGCCAATGTCTAAGAAGTCGTGTCCTGTCAATCGAACCTGACTATATAACTGCCTAATCTGTATTGCTTCGTCATGCTCAGGAGATTCGCCCCTATTAATATCTTTAGCAACAGAAATTCTTGCGGTTACATTCGGGAAAGTTCCGGATAAAATAGTAACTGCTAACAGCTTGTACGTGTAGTCGTTGATGCTTGCAAATCTTAAGTTATCGCCTGGACCAGGCAGTCTACTTAAATTGTTAATAATTAAATCACTTCCAAGGTGATACTGATCTTTGTATCCGTCGCCTATTATTGTTGCAGAAGTACTGGTAGTTGCCCATCCTGTACCTGCATTAAGAATAGTTGGGCTAGCCAATACTCCGTTTCCGATTCTAGCCAGTGTTGCTACTTCAGAGCTATTATTAGGATCTGTTATTGACATGATTGGGGAAGAACTATATCCGCTTCCTGGCTCCCATATGTTAAATTCGCTAATTCTACCGGATACTACCGTTGCTCTAGCTTTGGTGGTAACACCTGTATTAATAATTCTAGCTGAGGTTGAGTTAACTGATGATCCTGATATTGCAACAAATTTGCCAGGTAAAGAAGATACTCCCGGTGCAAATACTACTCCGGCCCATGTTGCTGAAGTTCCAATATTTTGTGTTGTCCAGTTTACGCCGTCATCTGAGGTTGCACATACATTTGTTCCGCTAGCAACTGCAACAAACAAACCTTGTCCGTAAGTAACTTGTTGCCAATTAAGTGTAGACGGTAGTGTCCCTGTTATCCAGGTTATTCCGTCGAAACTAATTGCAGTTGCTATTGATAAAGCAGTTCCTCCAGCAATTGCAACATATCGGCCATTGCCGTATGTTACGCTGATGGCTCCTATACCTGTACTGCCGGCAGTCCAGTTAGTTCCGTCAGTGCTGTATACCGTATCAACTATTGACGAATCGCTTAGTGCCACAGCAACAAATTTACCTTTGCCGTATGTAATAGAATTCCAGTCTGCACCTTCTGGTAGTGCTGCTGAAGTCCAGCTTACTCCGCCGTTAGTTGATCTTGCATACGTTGCACTGCCGCTAGGAACGGCTATCCAAACACTATTTCCATAAGCAACATCTCGATATTCAAGACCAAGCGGCATTGTCATTGCTGACCAAGTTACACCGTTGTCTGTTGATCGTGCAGCTTCACCGTCTGCACCGAATATCATAAGAACGCCACCTACAAATTTAATTTTGTTCCAGTTCGCTGTCTCTGGGAGGCCGGCTAGTTGACTCCACGCTTCTCCATTAGTTGACACTCCAACATAGTTAATATCTAACGCTGATGCAAAAAACTTGTCAGCGGATCTTGTAATAGATGTCCACTGTTTGTTTGCAGGCAAAGCTGCTGCGGTAGTGGTAAAACCAGGACTAGTAAAGCTAACTCTAGGTTCAACATAATATACTGTTGTGCCATCAAGTGTACTTTCGATTGGTGTTCCTGGAATAACATTTTCCCATCCTAAAAAGTGGATAGTCATATTGCTCAGGGCATTACTTCCATTAATTAAGAAATACACAGGATCAAGGTCGCTACCGTCTAAGCTAAGTGTAATAACATTACTGCCCAATGATTTAATATAATAGACCGTTAGTGGTTGTATGTTTCCAAATTGTGAATCGTCTGTAGATGAAAATATTACAGGATCTCCTACCTTTACTGATTCGGGAGGACTTGAATTTAATGTTACGGTATTTCCAGAAGAACTAGTACTCAACACTGTTATACTCGGTGTTGACTCTGTTGCTACGTATGCATATTTTCCAGCATCATCAAAGTCTGCAACATAACCGTATTGACCAACTCCTAGGCCTGCACTTATATATACTCGCATTCCAATGTATACATCACGTTCGGCAGAGTCTGAGCCGGCTAGTTGAATTGATCTAGAATTTCCGCTTTGTGCAGAATTAGTTGTAAATGTATAACCAGCGCCGCCTGCATTTGAAGAGTCACCTGGGTCAGTAATTCTAACTTCATATGTGCCGCCGTCTCTAAATTCGTCAACTAGTATGGACGCATTAATGCCTGCACCTGCCAGTGTCATTGTTGCCTGTGTATAGGTTGTGCCGGCATTACTAAAGAAAAATTTCTTTATCTGTCCGTTACTGCACAGTACTTGTGAAACGTCGGCTTCGTAATATCGATTATTTACAGTAGCCGTTATTGGATTTTCGCCTGCGCTTGAACCAATTGAGATCGCTCCAAATTTTCCATATGAACAGTTTCCGTTGGTACCTCGAATTTTTCCGCCAGCAGTACACAGATAGCCAATATGATTATAGTAAGTAAAGACTGATACTGCTTCTGATCGGCCTGCACTATTACACCATATTCCAATGCCGTCACTTAAAATTTGTGTAAAATCATTACATACAATTGTTTGATTACCGCCAGCGTGTAAATCTCCGTCAACTTTTAGTCCAACACATCCGGTACCAAAGGTTGTTACGTTTTGCACATACGGTGATTTAGTCCCTACCCATGCTGTAGTGTCGCCTACTCCCCATCCTGGATCTAAACTTGCGTAGGCGCCCGCAGTTGGACGTTGATATACATATTCTATTTGTGTTTGCGCTGGAGTTAATGTACCAGATAATCCTCTAAGCGTCATGTTTCGTAAACCGGTACCATCACGCAACAAAAACATATTTTGTATTTTATTTCTATTATATGAGTTTGCATTTATAAAATATGTTGCAAGTTCGTATGTTTTATAATTTCCAGTATATCGTAGATCGTAAATTACTGCATCGATTAGTGCGTTAATATCTTGATTCCATCTTGCTGGCGGCACAAATGCTGCTGTGGTTTCAAGATATAGTGTAACTTCATTAAGAATAAAAGATTTATTATTAACTAGTTGTGCCGCGGCATTTAGTTTAAATGTTTCTGCAGTTACGTTATTTGTGCTAGTTGGTGTTTGCGAATTAAATGTAGTAATTCTACTTTCAAATAGTTCCAATAATGATTTAATAGCTAACACTTCACCGGGTGATGCAGCAGATCCGGAAAAGTCTTGTGGTACAGTTCCATATAAAACAGTAGTTGGATCTACTGGATCATCTGCACCAACTTGAATTTCTTGTATGATAAATCCTGCAATATCTTGTATGTATGCAGATGCCGATGACAGCGTATTTAAATAAGCTGTGGATAACACTTGATTTGCAGGAGCTACTACAGTACTACGTAATTCGTCTCCTACGATTCCTACAAATGCAGGAATACGTATTGGTAATATTTCTTCAAACACGCCAGTTCTAACAAATATAGTTGCCGGTGATCTAGTTGCTTGGTCAGCAAGGATATAATCACATGCATATCGTATGGTTCTAAATGTAGCGTTAGGAGAACCACCTTGAGTTTCTTCGTCTACACCTGTGAGAGAAACATAGTATACTCGATTGCTTTGATTAAGATCAATCCAGCTTGCGTTATTTGTGCTAGATGCTACAACAGCTTGTCCTACATTACCCACTGAGATATTAGTAAATCCTACAGTACTACCGTCTTCATCTAGACCAAATGTTCTTAGATCTCCACGATTTCTCAATCTATTAACTGCTGATCCTTCAGTAATTTTGATCCAATATCTGCCAGTTAATGTGCTGTCGCCTGCGCCAGCTTCAGTTCCCATCCCAATTAACGGATCATCGTCTGGTCTATTTGTAGCATCTGATACATGTTTATCAACGCACTTGAATGTACTGGATATCCAAAGCACTGTGTCGCCGGTAATATAGGTAACGTCAGTGTCCCAGATACCTCTCCATCGTGTTCCAGTAATAATTAATTGCCAGTATGTTGAGTTAGTAGAGCTACCATCTTCTGCGGTGTCTGGATCTACAAATGTATTTTTAAGTATAGCAACATACAAGTTGCCTCCACGTCTAACCACATCTCCTGGTCGGTATTGAATGGCACTAGTCCACTCTCCACGCATTCTACTATTTTCAAACAGCAGCGTCCATGCACTATTAACTCCGGGTTCGACTCCCGGAGTTAATGCTGATCCAAATATATCCTCTGTTGTTGCATATATGTTTCCGCCGTACCTAACAATATCTCCCTTGTTGTACTGAACCAGCGGGCTCCATGCTGTTTCAAATTCAACACCAGGAGAATATATTTCCCACTGAGTGGAGTTGAAAAATGTACCCGATACTTCTAAAACATTATTCTTTTTGTAAATATATCCGCCAAATTTTATAATATCATTTGGATAATATAATGTCGTTGCCTGCCAATCACCGCGATATTGTATGCCGTCATAAATTAATACCCAGTTGGCTATATCGTAAGGTATGCCTTCTTCTATATTTTGTGTTGACACGTGACCGATAGTACAGCGATAAACTCTACCATTATATTTGACAAAGTCATTGGTTTTATATAGTGTTGATGTTTGCCAATTTCCGGTCCAGTTATCTGAAATACTAACAACGTCCCAGTTGGCAATACTTGATTCTAATGTAGGATTATCGCCGCCTGCAGAAAGGTGTGGAAGATTGCATCGATATACTCTGCCGCCAAATCTAACAACGTCATTTAGTTTGTAGTAGGTGACAGGTAACCAAGTTGAAAACCAAGTCTCTGTAGAAATTAACACAGTCCAGTGTGTAAGTTCTTCATAAAATCCGCTGACTAACGCTGACGACGTATGTGGTGCTGTACAAATATAAGAAATTCCGCTGTATTTGGCAATATCACCAATAACGTAGTCATACTCTGTTTGCCAATCGCCGGTCCAACGTGCGGAAGTAACCATTAATTGCCATCTAGGAATCGCTAACGGTGGTATGTCTCCATTAATTGCATTTAGATCTGAGTAGAAATCGGTGTTTGAAGTATGTGAAGTAAGGCATACATATACCAATGCTCCAAAATTAACAATATCGTCTGGATTGTATTTTGTGATAGACGACCACTCGCCTCTCCAGGTACACTTAAATCTACTTAATTTAAAATCAGCCATAGTTTATTTTATTCCTCTGAAACGCCAGCAGTATATACGTGGCCGCTATTAACTCTTGCTACTAGTTGTCCATCGTTATCGATGTAATAAAAAATAGCTCTATCATCCCATCTATATTGTTGATACTTTAAATTTTCATAAGGTTCGTTATGATTAACATCGAGCCCTTCAAAAAAATCTACTCCAACTTCAAAACCATCAAAATTATTTTCTGGTGCACCGGGTACGTTGATCTCAATAGAATCAGCTTCTTTCATCTGATCGCTTCGTACTAGAAACATGCTGCCATTTTCATTTTTTCGAAGTGCGTAGAAAAATCTAGGAGTATCGCCTAATCTAGATTGTGGGTCTGTACCTAAATAATAACTTGAATTAGCCATTTGTTATTCCTTATGATATTTCTACAAAACTTACTGTTGCATCGATACTGCTAGCAGTATCGCTGACAATTCTTAAAATATGCCCTTCAGGCAGAATCAATTTCTCGCCGTTGGTAATAACTTTAAGAGACGAGTTCGGAGGAATAGTTATTCCTTTAACATAATATGCCGATTCACTACCACCTCCTACTACTATTACATCAACGTTAACTGTGTCGTAATCTGTTGTGTTAGCAAGATTACAGCCTATTACTGTGGTTCTAAACCCATCAGGAGTGCTCAGTACGTCAACTGGGGATATTCCTATATCAGTGTTTATTGAATTTCTAAATGTGGTTGGCATCGTGTTATCCTAAAATTAGTGCAAATCTTGCGGCAATATCTGTGGCTGTTCCTTCAGAAACAGCTCCAATCGAGCCTGCAGGACTTGACCATTGTAATCCGTCCCAGATTTCTAAAGACTTAGAATCTGTGTTATATCGTGTCATACCTTCGACAGCGTATGCTGTTGGTCTATCAGACGTAGGACCTACAGGTGGAACAAACGCATTTGTTCCTTCAAATTTTACATACCCTGTACCTGTTTGTCTAAATGTTGAAATAGAATCGTTAACAAAGTTTGTGATAACATTGTCACGAACAGCATAGTGTCCCAATACTACCGAGCCAGCTGCATTAGCATCTAATATAAGATTCTGGCCTGGAGTGGTTGTAATTTGATTATCTGTAAAAATCAAATTGCCTACATTGAATGCTGTTAGAGCGAGTGTATCTGCAGTAATAGTCTGTGCATATACATTTCTCCAATTGTAAGATGCTGAGCCAAGATCGTATGTAGCGTTAGTCTCTGGAATTAGGCTGCTTCTAATACTGGCATTGATAGTAATAGAATCAGTAATAGCATTACCAATAACTAAATTGCCATCAATTCTAATATCGCCGGTCGCTGTGATATTGCCATCAACAGTAAGTGTGCCGGTAACTCTAGCACTTGACTGTATGTCTACAATGCCTGTACCAGATGGACGTAGTTCTAGATTTTGATTTGTTGCAACCGTAGAGATTGTGTTTCCGTTAAGCTCGATATCATTTACTAACAGTCTAGAATGATATGCTGTAACGTCCGCGCCAACGGTTGTAAAATTAATTGTTTGAGCAGTACTGGCAATTGTGTTACCGGATACTGTGAAGTTTCCAATAGTAAATTGATTGTCTACTTTTAGTGTTGTGGTCTTTGCACTACCAACAACATCTAGTGAGTATTGAGGTGAGCTGGTGTTTACACCAATGCGGCTATTATTAACATCAAGATATAAGAGGTCTGTCTCAAAGGCTAAATCCACACCGTCTCTGATGAGGTTTGACTTTAAGAGCGGACCGGAAATTCGACCGATAGCCATGTGCTCTCCTTAACCCCGTGTTTCACGGTTAACCACCTTGCATTGCGGGTTTACCACAGTCTGATCATACAAGAAATGGTCGTTTCTTGTAATCGTTAGTATTTATACAGATTGAAAAATTAACCCAATATCAAGCTATATATTTCGCCAAGTTCCTGCATGATAGTTGCCGTAACAACAGTACCACCACCTGTTGCCACTTGATAAATCGATCCGTCAAAACATTCAAGATACTGAAAATCAGTATTCCATCTAGTTTCACCAATTTCACCAAATGGTCGTTGTGATATGTCCCCTACAGGAATAACAATAGCGTTGGTGCTGTCAAATTCAACATAGCCTCTTCCTGTACTTTTAAATGTTAAAGGAGTATTAAGAGTGTTAGATATAACATTATTTTCAATTGTTAAATCTTCTATTTCAATAATTCCGGTATTTGAAAATAAATTTAAATTATCATTACTTCGAATGCTGGTAATAGTATTACCTAAAAACGATGTTTGGTCGCTAATTCTCAAGTCCGTAATAACTGCAGAAGTAATATTAACAGATCCGTTAAGATACAGTGTTCTCCATTTTTTATCACTTGATCCTAAGTCATATAAATTAGTAACTCCTGGTTCGATAGTTTGTGTAAAATCAGTATTAACAGTTACAGTATCTATAGGATTGTTACCGATGATCAGTTGCCCTGCAATTGTTACATCCGAACGTGCAATTATATCTGTGTCAACTGATAAATTTCCAGCAATATTTGTATTGCTTTGTATTTCAATACGCCCGGTTCCGCTGGCATCAAGTACAATACTTTGATTAGTTCCAGTGGCTTGGATATAATTATCTTTGACTTTTAATGCTGTATTTCGAACTTCTCCGTACCGAACAAATGCATCAACTCCGGTAGGAGCAATGACAATATTTCCAGTTACAGAACTTATATTATTTGTGTTGTTAAAAACAATGTTAGAAAAAGTAGCAGTGCTTCCTATCGCTGTTAAGTTAGACGACACATGAGCAGATCCATTTACAGTTAGGTCATTAGAAAAACCATCAATATTAATTCCAATACCACGACCTGTTGCTAATGCATTTCCGCTTGGATCTCCGTCTTCGTAGATATTTTCTGGTAGGCTCGGTGCTCTGTATGGCCCTACTTTTAGATACATTAGATCTGTATCAAATGCTAGATCAATGCCGTTACGTTCTAAATTATATAAGGTGTCTGTTACACGTTTCCCCAGCATTTGGCCGCTGATTTTACCTACTGATGGCACATCTTTTGGCTCGCTGCCAAATTCGCCTTCACCACCTAAATTAAGATCATCGCCTAATATGCCTGCCATGTTATATTATTCCTTAAGGTGCTTGTGTAATTTCTGTTGCGAATATTCTAACGTATACCGCATTGGCACTGGGCGTGGTACACAGTACTTGTATTCTGCTGGTAAGTGCGTTCCACTGTGCGGTAAATGTTGCCAATGGCGCTGTACTGGTATGTACAACAGCATATACTGAAGAAGCTATGTCATCGGCTCTAAAACTTTTGGCTATGATCATTTCACACGCTTGTGAGTCGGTAGCCGCCGCCGCGCCTTCAAAGCCTTCAACTTGTATCAATAATTTTACAGTGTATTGAACGGCAGAAGCCGCTGTGTAAACCACAGTACTGGCGTTGCCTGGACACGTCACTGTGATAGTGTCGCGTTGTAGGGCACTTCTGGGATAGGATAATGTGCCGTCTGAACCAAAGGTCCAGTTATTGCCGCTGTTACTGATTGTGCCCTCTGGCGGTAAGGTCAGTATGCCATCTTCACCAAACTGCCAACGATGCAGAGTCGAGTCCGATAAGTTAATGTCAATGTTGATATTGCTTTCACTGCGAAGATCTCCAACACTGCCAGTGCCTGCAATAGTCTGTGCTAGGCTTGATGGAAATGTGCCAAATACATTTTTCCCGCCGACTGGAAAATTTACTTTATTATTGTTGTTTGATGATGATATAACTGTATTGCGGGATAAAGTTTCTACAGTTAAAACTTTAGTATATGTACCTTGGCCAATTTCCCAATTTCCTACATTGTCAATGATTCCGTAGTAGGTGTCGTTGCCGCTGCCGACAGCTTCAAAACTTTGAAAACCCAAGGCAGTATCCGCTAGGGTAATTGTACCCGTTCCTGCTGTTTGGGATCTTACTTTTACACGGTCTGCTAATACTAGGGCCATTACATATCTCCAATTCGATATGTATATTTACCTAGATCCTAGTTAGTTAGCAAAGCCAAATAATATTGTGATATTTTTAGTGTAGGGAATAGGGCTAGTGAATACAATATATGTATTCCCCGAACCTAAATAGTTGTTTGCAAGACTATAGTTAGTATCCGAAATTTGCATAACGTTTTCTACTAATACTATAATGTTGTTTGCAGAACTAGGAATTTGATCTAAAGGACCAAATGTTGTTTCGATGCCGTCACCTGGGCCTAGAGTCTGTTTGTAGATAGATTTAGCACCTGGCGCACGTATAACTTCCCAATGATCTTGTACATACGCTTCAATGCCAATGTCTAATCCTGTAAGAGGATCATTAGTGGTGTTATATCGAATATATCCGTTAACACCTGCTGGGTGCCTTGCTCCGGTCTGGCCGGGCATGGTACCGAATGGGCGTTCAGCTGTTGTGCCTTTTGGCAACATCAATCCGCCTTTTAGATTCATTACGGCACGGCCGTATTGATTTGTAAAAAGTGTTTGATCTGTAGGATTTAATCTACTGAGAGATTTTTGTTTTAAGAATCTCATACTGGTAATGCGCTCACTGTTATGCTTAGTCTATTACCTACAGATGCTGTTGCTCTAATTTGATCTCCGCTGTCTAGCACAATACGCTCTTCACTTAAAAATACAGTTTCGCCTGCGGGTACAATTAGTTCGCTGATAATTCTGTTAGTAGCTGTGCTTGTTGGTCCTAAAGGATCATACTTGCATAAATTAATAGTGATTGTTGCACTGCCAACTGTTTCGTCTGTTAGATCAGGGGTCGCTGTATTACAAATAATCATAGTAGTGATTGCGTTTACCTGCCCAACTACTAACCCGCCAATTGGGGCTCCTGTAGTTGTACTGGTGTAAACTGCTTGATCACTACTTGTTGTTAATCTTGTGCTATAAATCATTTCTTTTTCCTGTTAGAAAATCATGCTAAAGAGTAATGCTTTTCTTTTACTTATAAGCTCACCGTTGTCAGCCGAGTTAACAAAGAAAATTCCAGTTGTACCAATACTTGGAGCTCTAGCATAAACCACTGTTGAGTTTGAAACTACTGTTGGATTTCCCAATCCTCCAACAGAGTCTAGTTGTATTCCGTAGGTAAATTGAACTTTACCGCCCTGTGGTAACCCTTCTTTGTTAGTGTCAAATTTAATATTTGCTGGAGTACTGAGAGCCTGTAACACCACACTGTCGGGAACTCCTACACCTGCATCTTCATTAAAAATATTTAAACCAAACAGTTCTGCTCTATCTGCATATATTTCTGCAGTCACTATATCATCTACAATAAATCCAACTGCACTTTCCGTTTCGGTTCTAGTAGTAACTGATTGCCAATACGCTAACGATCCAGCAGTGTCTGGAATATTTGGTGTTGCCCCACTGTCTCGAATAGCCACTCGAGTGTCTAATGCTCTAATCTGAAAAGTAGGCGAATCTTGAATAGCTCGATCTACATATCGCTTGTTTGGTATATCGCCGGGATCTGTAACAAGATTTGCATATACCGTTCCGGTTGCGTCTCCACGACTGCCAACTTTAACTACTCCGGTGCCTTCTCCGATTAAAATTAAGTCGCCGTCATCGGTTATGTCAGTTAAAATTTCTTTTAGTCGTAGTTTACTTACAGAATTACCGCTGTTGTCTACAAAAAAATATGAGCCAGCTGTGCCGCCAACAATATTCCAAGCGTTATCAGCTTCTGTGAATATGAAACCAATGTTAAATTCGGTACCTCTATCAACTTCGATACCGGCAGTTCCCAACGACACACCTGCACCTGTTTCACCGGCATTAATTGTGATGATGTTATCATTGATCGTTAACTGCTCGGTTTCAATGAATAAAGTATCACCTTCAACAACTAAATTACCGGTTACTCTAGTTTGACCTGTGGGACCAGTATCTAAGGTGATTGTAGCACCTTGCTTGGATTTTATATTGTAATCGCCGTTGACTTGTATTACTTGTCCCATACTTTAATCCTAGATTATAGTGCTGTTAGAACAATATAGTCTGCAGACGAATCGCTTTCTAAGTACCATTTGTAGCGGTTACCGCTAAAGTCAATAGCAATACGCTTGGTTAACTTACGAATAGCTACTAAGTTTTGATCTAGTAAACCAGTTGTAGATCCACGAATACGCATCTCGTATTCTGCTGCTGGAGTTCCTGATACTAATTTTGCTATGTATCTTGTATCTGGTGAGCCAATACGGGCGACCATGAATGAGCTTGCGCCGCGCTGCTTGATTAAAATACCGTCTGTTTGGTTTGTTGAACCATCATAAAATTCGCAAGTAATACCAGTTGCGGTACTTGCTGGGGTGTTAATTGCATCAACACCGTTTACATCTTTTCTTAATGGACGTCCCATTTTGTTTCTCCTTAATTTGACGTTCTAGGTCTACGCAGAGGGATTCTGCATAAATCTTCTGACTCTTTATTTATCCGCGGGCAATCATTGCCATCAACTCAATTTTTTCAACTGTGCTGAGTATTTGATTAATCGCATCTATTTCTTGTTGGGCTTTTTCTAGGTAGCTTTTATTATGGGTCTGTCTATAACTAACAAGATATTTGCTGTATTGCTGTATGTGACTATCTATCATTCTTTCTATATTAATAACATCGTGCTTAAACATAGGAAAACGTTTTCGCCAAATTGAAAATTGTTTTCTTAACTCGGTAAAGTCTTTATCTGATTCTATTTTCACCCAATATTTAAGTCAACAAAAAAGCCCCGAAGGGCTTTTTTGATATTGCAACAACGAATTACTGATTAAGCAAAACGTAGGTTATTAGATGTTACTTGAACTTTAGCTAGGTAGTCAGCTGCATTACCTAGTGAAGAAGCAGTATTAGTCAACTCAACATAACCATAACGTGTCATAAATGATACGACTGGTTCGAAGGTTGACGGATCTAATACAACACCGCTTGACATCAATGGGATGTATGGGCAGTAGAATGCTGGTGCATCGCTTTCGCTTGCGCCTTTGTATCCAATAAGGATATCATCGCTAGTTGCGTAGCTGTTTACAAACACACGTAGAGCACCGTTCAATGTACCAACAAACTTAGTGTTTGTAGGTGCTTCGAAAGTACCTTCTGTTGTACGAGCAAATGCGCTTGTAGTAGCAGATTGTAGAAGAGTTAGAACTGTTGGAGATACAACAGCCCAGTTACCAGCGCCACGACGTGTACGCTGAGCGATCAAGTTAGCAGTACGATTGATTTGAAC